CCTTGGAACTAATAGAACAACAATGGTCATCTATTGTTCATAGTTGTAAACAAAAGATGCGATCCATACCAAACAAGCTAGCACCCATTCTGGCTGTGGAAAGTAGTATAGAAGTTTGTAAGAACTTATTAAATAAGGAGATACATTTAGCACTTGATGAACTTAGCAAAAACAAAGAAGTACCCCTTGCAGACAGTGAGGAACTTGGAGAAGCTGACGATAGCAACTCTGAAGAAGTTCAAACCACCGAAGCATCTAACAGTTAGCGAATGGGCTGAAGAATTTCGTTTCCTCTCAGCAGAGAGTTCTAGCGAAACAGGAAAGTATTATATTGATAGAGCAATCTATCAGCAGGGAGTCATGGATGCACTTTCTGATCCTGAAATTAGAAGAGTTGTTTTTATGACCAGTTCTCAGATTGGTAAGACTACGATCTTAGAGAACATTATCGGATATTATATTCATCACGAACCAGCACCGATATTAGTTGTTCAACCTACCTTGGCGATGGCTCAATCTTTTTCTAAAGATAGACTAGCTCCAATGATACGAGATTGTCCTTCTCTCAAAGGATTAATCAAAGACCCACGAACACGATTTGCAGAGAATACGACACTTCATAAAAAATTTGATGGTGGTCACATTTCTATTGTGGGTTCTAACTCCCCTAGCTCTTTAGCATCCAGACCAATTAAAATTCTTTTAGTGGATGAATTAGATCGTTTTGAATTATCGGCTGGTGGTGAAGGTGATCCTCTTAATCTTGCTATTAAAAGAACAACCACATTCTGGGATAGAAAAATTTTTATTTGTTCTACACCCACCATTAAAGGAATTAGTAGAATTGAAGCTGAATATGAATTAGGTGATCAAAGAAAATTTGAAGTGCCTTGTCCTGAGTGCGAAGAGTATCAAGTTCTCAAATGGCAAAATGTAATCTTTGATAAAGAAAATTTAGAAGCCTCTCATTATTGTTGTGAGCATTGTCAGGCAAGATGGAATGACTCTCAACGATGGCAAGCAATCAAAAAAGGACATTGGCAAGCCACCAAAGATTTTACTGGAGTTGCCTCTTTTCATTTGTCGGAACTTTATTCTAGTTGGACTCGATTATCCGATACTGTGAGAAACTTCTTAGAAGCCAAAAAATTTCCTGAGACGTTAAAGGTTTGGATTAACACAGCTCTCGGAGAGTCGTTTGAGGATAAGGGAGAAGGAATAGACACTCCCTTACACGAGAGAATAGAAGCCTATACTTATGAAAATGTACCTGAGGGGGTTTTAGTCGTTTGTGCTGGAGTCGATGTTCAAGATACTCGATTAGAAGTCACATTCTTAGGTGTTGGATTTGATGAAGAAATTTGGATTATTGATCATCGTATTATACATGGTGATCCTTCTACTAATCAATTATGGGAAAAATTAGATCAAGAATTAAGCAAATCTTTTCATAGAGAAGATGGTAAAAAATTACAACTAGCCACAGCCTGTGTTGATAGTGGTGGTCACTTTACAAACCAAGTATTATCTTTTTGTCGTTCACGATTTAGAAGAAGAATATTAGCGATTAAAGGTATGGCTGGATCAAGACCCATATTCCCTAAAAGAGCATCAACCAATAATTCTATGAGAACCCCTTTATTTATGATTGGAGTTAGTAGTGCCAAAGATGTTTTATTTGCACGATTAAAGATAGATCAAGAAGGTGCTGGATATATTCATTTTCCTAAAAATTTAGATGATGAGTATTTTTTGCAGTTGAAATCAGAAAGAGTTAAGACGAAATATGTCAAAGGAATACCAACCAGAGAGTATGTTAAGACCAGAACAAGAAACGAAGCTCTGGATTGTTTAGTTTATGGTTACGCCTCATTTATTGGCTTGAACGCTGACCTAAATAAGGTTAAACATAGAATAGATAGTCAAGAAGAAAATAAGGTGACTCAAAAGAAAGTTATGATACAAAATAATTTTGTGAACTCATGGGATACATAAATGGCGAATTTATTTGATAGTGCAAATATACCTGAAATAGAACCGACTGAAATTAGAGCTGGTGATATTCTTCAATGGAAAAGAACAGACTTGCATACAGATTATCCGAACAATTTATACACCTTAAAATATGTAGCCTGTATTTTTCAATCTAACCATCAAGAGTTTGAAATTACTGCAACTGCATCTGGATCAGACTATCTTGTTTCTGTACCTTCAGCGACTACTACAGATTACAATATTGGAGCTTATACTTGGCAAGCCTATATAACTAGAAATTCTGATAGTGAAAGAATTACTTTAACGACAGGATACTGGGATGTTGTCTCTAACTTAGATGTTGCGTCTCATGGTGATCAAAGAACTCATGCTAAGAAAATGATTGACTATATTGAATCATTTTTAGAAACAAAAGCATCTAATGGAGATGTGAGTTCTTATAGTATCGGTGGAAGAAGTTTAACCAAGTTTAGTTTTGAAGAAATAACACAACTTAGAAATTATTATAAAAGAGAATACGCACAGGAAATTAAAAAAATGAGATTAAAAGGTGGAAGATATTCAACTGGAAATCATGTTAAGGTGACTTTCTAATGGCAATAAAAGATTTTTTTAAATTCGGTTCAAAGAAAAAACAAAAAAGAAGTTATGAAGGAGCTAAGACTTCTCGTTTCTTAGCCGACTTTGTGCAACAAACAAGATCAGCCGATGATGAGATTAGATTTACTTTAAGACAACTTAGAGATCGCACTAGAGAACTATATCGCAATAACGAATATGCAAAACGATTTGTAAATTTAATGGTCACTAACATTGTCGGCAATCAGGGAATGGTTTTACAGAACCGATCTAAAGATGCCAATAATGAATTAGATTTTGTTGCTAATAGTATTATTGAAAGTCGTTGGAAAGAATGGAGTAAGGTGGGTAATTGTACCACTGATAAAAAATTCTCATTTCATGATGCTTTAAAAATGGTTGTTCAAAGTTTATTTGTTGATGGTGAGGTCTTAATCCAAATGGTGAGAGATAAATCTAATCGTTATTTATTTGCACTAAAATTTTTAGATATTGATTTATTAGATGAAGAAAAGAATGAAGTTCTTCCTAATGGAAACACTATTAGAATGGGTGTTGAATTAGAAAAAGATACGGATAGACCTGTGGCTTATCATTTATTTGAATATAATCCTTACGATTATTTTATTGGTACACCTAAGTCGAAACAAACGATCCGAGTTCCTGCTGATAATATTTTACATATTTATTTTATGGAAAGACCTAATCAAACGAGAGGTGTTCCACCTATGTCAGCAACCATTAAAAATTTTAAAATGTTACATGGTTATTTAGAAGCTGAATTGGTCGCATCAAGAGTTCATGCTTCACAAATGGGTTTTATTACAACACCTGCTGGAGATGAATATGTTGGAGACTCCACTGGTGAGGATCAATATCAAATGATGCAAAAAGTAGAAGCTGGAACATTTCAACAACTTCCTGCTGGATATGATATTAAAACATTTTCCCCTGAACACCCCACCAGTGCATTTGATACATTTGTCAAATCTATTTTAAGACAGATTGCTTCAGGACTAAATATCTCCTATCACAGCCTTGCCAATGATCTAACTCAAGTGAACTACTCCTCTATTAGGCAAGGCGAATTAGAACAAAGAGAATATTTTAAAACAATGCAGAAATTTATTATTGATCATTTCTGTAAACCTGTCTTTGCTGATTGGTTAAAAATGGCGATGACATCTAATGAAATGAATTTACCAATGGGAAAGTATGAAAAATTTAATCAACCGAATTTTCAACCTAAAGGCTTTCCATGGATTGATCCATTAAAAGAAATTCAAGCAAATATCCAAGGATTAAAAAATGGAATTGTTTCCGTTACAGATATTGCATCCAATTATGGAAAAGATGCAGAAACTTTATTTGAACAAATTCAAGCTGATAAAAAATTAGCAGAACGATTTGGCTTAGATTATATGTTTGAACCTTTTGGTATGGCATTAAAAGATAACGACAAAATACAAACACCTGAGGATAGCGATGGCGACTAATTTTCCTGAAGCTGGTGATGATAAAAAAATTTCTTTAAGAAATTCTAACTTTCCTCAATTTGATTATTCTTTTGCGAAAGCCATGAAAGAAAATACTCCTAAGATTTGGAGAGCTGGGGGAAATATTCGAGGTAATGAAGCCTATGAGTATTGGACTAAAGCAAGAGATGGAAATGAGTCTGAAGGCACATTGAAATGGATTAAAGAAAGAGAGGCGTGGGCTTCTCGACATTTTAGAGATGGAAAACAATTTAAAGATGATCCTACTCTTCAACCGAATATGTCTAATGTTGCTGGAGTGGTAGCACAAATAAAATGGGGTGTTATCGGCACTTTAGGTGAACAAAGAATGAAAGACGTCATTTTAGAATTGACAAAGAAGCAAGAAGGGAAGAAGAATATAGATATTAAACAAGTTTCTGAAACTGTGAGAACAGCCTTAGAAAAAAAGGTCAAAGATCACAATGAAGAAGTCAAGGATGCAAAAGTTGATTGGAACGCTAGAACAACTTTAGCTGAATTGATTAAGGTAATGGAAAGGGGAATAGGTGCTTATAAGACTAATCCTGAGAGTGTTCGACCAAGTGTCGGTTCACCTGAACAATGGGGTTATGCTAGAGTCAATTCCTTCCTTTTTGCATTACGGACAGGAAGATTTCAGGGTGGTAAACACGATACCGATTTATTACCAGAGGATCATCCAATGAAACCAAAGAAAGATGAGGAAAAACAAATGACAGATGAAATAAACAAACGCCATGTCATCGCTGTTTCTGAGGATGATGAGTCGGTGACAATTAAATTTGCTAAAGATCATGATGATGAGGAAATGATGCGTAGCAAAGAAGAAGATGACAAATCTTACGATGAAGAAGAAAAAGATATGCATGAAGAAGAAGAGAAAGCTGGTCATGAAGAAGAAGAAAAAGAAATGACCGATGAAGAAGAAAAAGCTGGGCATGATGAAGAAGAAAAGGAAATGGAAGAGGAAGAGAAACAAGATAAAGCCTCAACCAAACCTTTAGCATATAGACATTTTTCTCTTAAATCGGAAGAAAGTGAAATGATTGATGAAGAGAAAAGAACTGTAAGAATAGCTTTCTCCTCTGAACAGCCTTATGAAAGAGATTTTGGAATTGAAATCTTAGATCATGATAGAGCTAACTTAGAATTTATGGCTTCAGGAAATGCACCATTGTTATTAGACCATGATGCAACGAAGCAAATAGGAATTGTTGAAAACGCTTCAATCGACTCTGACAAGGTAGGAAGAGCAACAGTACGATTTGGAAAATCACCACTGGCTGAAGAAGTTTTTAATGATGTGAAGGATGGAATACGCAGAAATATTTCTGTTGGTTATGAAGTCTTTGATATGAAGGCACTTGAAAAAGCAAGTGACGATGAGGGATCATCAAAGCGTACTTTTAAAGTTGGCTTCAAGCCACTGGAAGCAAGCATTGTTTCTATTCCTGCTGATACGTCAGTTGGTGTAGGTCGATCTGCTTCTTTAACTAACAACAATAGAATAGAAGGGATAAAAACCATGTCCGAAGAAAAGACAGTAAATCCTAATGACGTTCTAAAAGCTGAAAGAAAAAGAGTTGATGAAATTTTAGCTTATGGCTCTGAGCATAACTGTAAAGACTTAGCTAACGAACACATCAAAAACGGAACTTCAGTTGAGGAATTCAAAGGGGTTTTATTAAACCAAATAAAAGACAAGCCATTATCATCTGCTAATGATGAGATTGGAATGTCTAAAAAAGAACAGAAAGAATATTCTTTATTCAAAATGATCAATGCACAAATCACAGGTCGCTGGGATGATGCAAGATTAGAAAGAGAATGTTCTGATGAGATCGCAAGAAAAGTTGGCAAATCATCAAGAGGTATTTATGTTCCAACAGAAATCTTTAAAAGAGATTTAACACAAGGAACTGCATCTGCTGGTGGTCATGTCACTCCAGACGTACACAGAGGTGATCTATTTATTGACGCATTAAGAGATGGTGCAAAAGTATTAGCATCTGGTGCAACAGTATTTAGAGGTCTAAAAGGCGATATCAAAATACCAAAACTAACAACTAAAGGTACAGTTGGCTTTGTTGCAGAAAATTCAGCAGTTGGTGAAACTAACCAAGCATTTGCACAAGTAACAATGACTCAGCGTGATCTTGGTGGTTACGTAGATGTCAGCAGACAGTTAATGAACAATGCTGATCCATCTATTGAACAAATCATCAGAAATGACATGACTT